GCAAGGCTGGCTGACCTTGGGGAGAACAACAGTCTGATGAATGCACAGCTTGCACGGGTGGGAGGCCTTGCCACTTCCAGTCTCCGTACAGCGCAGATGGCGCAGGATAACCAGATGGCGAGATACGGGGTAAACCGCCCGGATAATCCCGACAGTAATACGCTGGGGTTACGTAATGCCCTGGCAATTGCTGGCGCGAAAAATGGTATCCGTGAAGCCGAACAGGATCGCCAGATGAATATTCTGACGGGGGCTTCTGCACCGGCAAGACAGAAACTGAGTGTTGGCGGCCAACTGGTGGCAGCGTAAGGGGGCAATATGGGATACGGTTTACTGGATATTGCAAATCAGTCGCGGCGTGAGGCATTACAGGGAATAAGTGACGCAGACAGACGACGTGAAGAAATTGAGGCTGCGAACAAACAGATGGCGGCGCAACAGAAAGCGCAGAACAAGCAGAATATCGGTACGGGCATTGGTACGGGGGCGGCTATTGGCGCATCCGTTGGTGGTCCTGTTGGTGCTGTTGCTGGAGCAGTAATTGGCGGCATTGCTGGTTCTTTGTTTTAAGGAGTGGTGAATGAGCGGATTTGCACAGGGGTTACTTGCCGGATTCAGCACCGTTGACCAGGCAATGACCCGTCGTAAGGAGCTTGGTCTGCGTGAAGCACAGCTTGCCCGGCAACAGAAAAATAACGAGCGCGATTTTGAGTTTGCGCAGTCTCAGTTTGAACATAATAAAAACGTTGATCAGCGGAACTTTGATTACAGAGCCAAAGTTGACGACCGTAATTATGCACTGAAGGAAAGGGAGTTTAACGCTAACCAGAATTACCGGAATGCGTCACTGGGTATGGAGCAGCAGCGACTCCAGTTGCAGAAATACAACCAGCGACGGCTTGAGTATAACGATATGATTGCCCATAGCCAGCCACTAATGGAAGCGCTTGGAAAAGCAATTGAGGCTGGCGATCAGGAGGCTGCAACGCGTCTGTTCGGGCAGCTGCCAAAGGGACATCCATTAATTCTTATGTCAAACGAAGGCTATGCAGCGAAAGCGGGTCAGGCCGTGATCAACCTGCAAAAAATCTTTGGTGATAAGCCGGACATGGCGATCGATTCGCTGAATACCCCGGAAAATCTCGATGTGCTTTCCGGCGTGTTTGCCCCGGAACTACAACAGCGTATTGGCATGCCTGATTCAACCGGGGACAAAACGATAAAAGAGGCCAGGATTGGCAGTATCGTACCAGCGCAGCAGGAAGGGTACGTACTTATTGGCCTTGATCTCACATACAGCGATGGCTCCACCGCGCATAAACCTGTAACAGAATACGGCAGTGCGCACCCTGATGATCAAACCGTGCTGGCGATACCCGTTGATAAGGCTATCGCTCAGGTCAGGGATCGCAGCAAATTTGCAGAGATATCGAAAAATTATGGTTATTTTATGCCGAAGCAGCAGGGACTTTCTCTGAAAGAGCTTCAGAAGGGGGCCAGCAACGTAGCGGCGGACGCGATCAAGAATGGCGGTAATGCTCAGGCTGCGGTGGATGAATATTATGCTGCGACTGGTTCACAACCGCATCAACAGAAAATTCAGCAACAAAAACTTCAGCAACAGGTTATCAACTGGGCGGGAGATGATCCTGATAAGCTGTCATTTGCCAGAAATGTAGCGGCCCGTCAGCCTGAAATGCTGGAACCTCAGAATCAGAAATTGCTGGAGAACGGGTATGCGAATTTTCTCCGTATTCAAAAGGCCAGGGGGGAACAGGCCAGAGATGAAAGTGCTTCATCTGCATCTCAGTTTATCCGTGGACTGAAACAGAATTACGCCCAGTAATTCACGATATTCCATTAATACCATTTCCTGATGCCCGGCCATTGTGCCGGGTTTTTTTATGGAGTCTGTATGGCCTATTCAGAGGAACAGCGTCCTGAGGCGCAACTCGGTAACCAGAATCGTAACAGCCTGAACATTCAGCAACCCGGCGAAACTGACAGCTATGAAGCATTTTTCTCTGATCCGAATCGCTGGAAGGATAACAGTACGTCGTTCAGCCTGGGCGATGTATTGCCAACAATGGGTAAAGGTTTCGCCCAGTCCGTCCGGGGAACAGGGGAAATGGCCCGTGGACTCGGTGATGCGATGATTCAGAGCCCGGTAAAAACAGGGGCGCGTATTTTAAATGAGTTTAGCCGTATGGGGCTGCCGGGTGTCGCAACTGTGCAGGATATTTTTGCCGGTGGCAGCAGGGGGGCTGATGAGGTCATCGATACCCTGCCTGATGGCAAAAACGCGGTTACTGATACTGTCGGTAAAGGTCTGAAGGCAACCGGTAAGGCTGTCAGTGATGGTGCCAAAGCCACTGATGAATGGCTGACCGGTAAGATGTCGCCGGGTGCAGTTCGTGCGCTGAATACGCCGATGACCGAAGGCTATAATGATTCTGCGGTCTGGGTGGCGAAGGGTGTAAACCTGATTGGTGCGCTTGTACCTGATATGGTTGCTGGCGGTGTGGCTAGAAAGGTGGGTGATGTCACACTGCGAAAAATGCTGACCGCCGGGCTGGAGAAAAAATACATCGCGGCAGGGATGCAGCCGGAAAGAGCCACGGCACTGGCAGCAGAAGCTGTCGATAAAAAAATGCCGGATTTATTCCAGGCGGGCCTGATCACCCATTCCACTGTAAGTGCACAGGGGCAGAGTGCAATGGCGGCAGCAGATGCTGTTCTTAATGCTGATTACTCTGAGCTGGCGCAGTCACCGAAATTTCAGCAGACGTTTTTGTCCATTGACGCCGACCCGCAGCACGCACAGCTTACTGATCGCCAGAAAATGGATCTGGCAAAAGAGCGTGTTGCCGATGAGGTGCGCGCGCAGCTGGCAACCGATCCTGAATTGCTGGCTGTGAATGCCATGGCGGCAAAACTGGGTGACGCACAACTGTTTAATCTGGTGACACGAGGCACAGCGAAGACCGTTAAAAGCGGCATTGTCAGAAATGCCACTGCACAGGGGGCGATTAATGCGGCGCAGGGCGGCTATTCACGCTATCAGGAAAACACGGCATTGCGTGAGACCGCCGGAATGGATGTATCGCCATGGGAGGGCGTGGCTGACGCAACGATCGAAGGTGCTGCCCTTGGTGCTGCGATGGGGGCTCCATTCGGTGCGGTTGCCGGATATCGTGGCAGACGTCAGGCCGCAGAAGAAACCGCCATGCGTGATGCTGAAACCGTGCAGCAGGACGACGCAGCCCCGCAACCAGAATCTGTTGATCCGGTGGCGCAGCAGCGTGAATCCATGCAGGGCATGAATCGCGAGCAGCTTCTGGAGCAGTATGCTGATGCGGATATGGCAACAGAGGGTGACGCATCCGCAGCTCATCGCCGGGAAGCTGCCAGCCAGTTGTTGAATGAACTGGACGAACAGGCGAAGCGACAGGCTGTGATGAATGAGCTGAAGGCGAAGCCGCGTTCTGAACTGCTTGAGGAATACCGCAGACTCAGCCAGAAAGAGGGGCGCACCGAGACTGAAGAACAACAGTTTCAGGCAATACGAGAAGTCATTCGCCCACAACAGGAAGTGACGCCGGAAGCACAGTCACAGCCTGAAAATGCGGAGGATGGTAACGGGAGCATTTACCCGACGGTGCGGTTCCGGGACCCGAATGAAGTCCGCATTGAAATTAACGGGAATGGTGCGTCCAGACCAGCGGAACGCATTGAGAAGGTGCGCCCGGACAACCGTTATTTCACGGATGAGAAAAGCGCCATGGGGAGTGATGTTTTCCGTAATGCCGCCGCCACCGGCCTGAAACCGTCCGTAGTGAAGAAAGGCGAGAATCAGTATGCCGTTGAAATGGATAATCCTGCGTTCTCTGAAGATGTGGCAACGGAAACCATTAACACCCTGGCTGACAGAGAGCGTATTGCTGATGCTGACCCGATGGAGCAGCCCGCGTTCATGCGTGACCCGCGATTCCGTGGTTTCACGGGGGATGATACGGAGGTACAGGCCCGCCTTGCCCGTGGCAACGCGCCGACGGCGGAGGAGCTTGTACGTTCACAGATGGCTGAAGGTGATGCCGGTCCGACAGCACAGGAGTTAACTGAGCGTCCGCGCCTGCCCGCTCCCGGCGATATTCATCCCGGACAGGGATATCCGTTACCGGGAGAAGTGGCGCGTACGCCGGATGAAAATCAGGCCGGACGTGGTGGTCGTTTTACCACAACCGGTGAGGTTAAGGGCCAGAGTTTCCAGAAAGGACAAGCTCCGGCACCGGAAAACGCCGCTGGTCGCCAGGGGGAAACACTCGAGGGTGAAATGGTTCGTCGTGGTCTGCCGTCACCGGATGCGCAGAACGCGACAGCACCGGTACGTGAAGGGCTACCGGCTCCGGACATTACACACAATGTCCGTATGCCTCAGCCTGATCAGCTTCCCCGAACTGTTCGTAACTCATTGCCTGAGCTCGCACAGCAGGCAGAAGTACGTCGACAGGCCGGAGGAAATCGTGACATCCCGCAGCCTGAGACAATCGCACCTGAATCTGAAACAACTGTCTCTACTGACAGGGAAGCTACTGTGCGCGGAGGTGAAGTCAGGGGCAAAAAAATTGAAGACTTTGGCGAGGAAATTAAAGGGGCAGCCAAACACCGTTATGCACAGCTTGCTGAAACACTGGGTAAAACGCTGGAAGACAGGGATTATGCCACGCAGCCGCTGAGCAAACTGTTCCCGAAACCGGACTACGCAAAACTGGCGAGCGAAGGGGCTGATGCTGACACCCTGGCAATGATAGCGCTGTATCGTAGCGATATTCCGGCGAAGACGAAACACAATACGGCTGGCTGGGGGGAGAGCGTAAAAAAAGTACGACACAGTGTATCGGAAATGCTTAACGGAACGGTCAGCGCGAAACGCCTCGCAGAATGGATGGAAGGCAGAATGCCCTCCCGTTACGCGGATACCTGGCAACTGTTACGCACTCTGCCACCCTCACAGATGGACAAGGCTTCTGCTTATCGGGTGGTATCGGGTGTGTATCAGGCGGCAGGAGGGAAGCGTTACGATCCGCCACAGAAACTTTATTCACTGCGCAATAAGGACAATAAGGGGACTAACCTCTTTTTCTCGGAAAGCAGGGATGAATTACTGACAAAGGCGAAAGTCTGGTTTGCAGAGCTGGAGGAAAAGTCACAGGCGAAAGGAGATGAAAAAACGGCACCGTCACCGGATGACAAAATCCGCTTTGACGTTTACCGGAATACCCGCAGTGGCGATATTTTTATCGCTTATGGCAAAAACAAAATGCGGGTGAGAGGTGGCTTTAAGTCAGCCAGTGATGCGCGTAAGTACATTGATTCACATCGTGATGAGCTTGTTCGTCATGTGAAGGAGATGCGGGAGATTTCGCGTGAGGAGCAGCGTAACGCCACCAACCGCGACCGTACCGGACCAGAACGCCGTAAAGGGGATGTTTCACCGGAGCAGTTCAGTGATGCGTTTGGTTTCCGTGGTGTGCAGTTTGGTAACTACGTGGAAGGTCCGCGTCGTCAGGCTGATTTGAACCGGGCTTATGACTCGCTGCATGACCTTGCGGAAGTATTGAATGTACCGACAAAAGCGCTTTCCCTGAACGGTCGTCTTGGCCTGGCATTTGGTGCCCGTGGTAAGGGTAAGGCGGCAGCACACTATGAGCCGGGTGAGGTGGCAATCAACCTGACAAAAGGTAACGGACCGGGTGCGCTGGCGCACGAATGGTTCCATTCTCTGGATAATTATTTTGGTCGTTATGACGTTTCCAATGACGGGAAAATTACGTCAGGTGGCGACTTTATGACGGAAGCACAGCGTGTCAGGCGCATATTTAAAGACGGCAGGTATGTTGATGCTGAATATCCGGTACGTCAGGAGGTTTACGATGCTTTTAAAGGTGTGATTCAGGCCATTAAAAACAGTGACATGCCGCGTCGTTCAGTGCTTCTCGATGAGGTGCGCTCAAAACCGTACTGGTCAACGGATGTTGAAATGGCGGCACGTGCCTTTGAGCGTTATGTTCAGGATAAGGCGCGTATGGCTGGCGTGGAGAATGATTATCTGGTCAATATCCGTAAGGCACCTGAGCACAACACAGATAACACCTGGGCTTATCCGACGAATGCGGAACTGGATGGCGGTATTCGTGAGGCATTCGATCACCTGTTCCGCACCCTGAAAACCCGTGAGACGGACAAGGGCGTTGCGTTTTATTCCCGTAAGGGCGTTACCCGCACACCTGAAGGTAATCTCATTTCGGATGTTAACCGTAGTGCGGAAGCCAAAGGCAGCCCGGTCCCGCAGGTTGAAGCGGTTGCCCGTGGCGTGATGAGCGGCATTAAGGACAGTGACCTGAAGGTCCGTGTGGTGAAGTCACAGAAAGAGGCTGAAGCGCTGGCGGGTGAATTGTTCGATGGTTACGGCAGGGGGCACGCATTCTATCGTCCGGATAAACGAGAAATTGTCCTGGTGGCGGATAACATCCCTGACGGGCGGACCGTTCGCGAGAAGCTGCGTCACGAGATCATTCACCATGCCATGGAGCATGTTGTCACACCAGCGGAATATCAGACGATTATCAAAACCGTGCTGAAAACCCGCGACAGTGATAACGTCACCATCCGTGAAGCCTGGCGTAAGGTTGATGCTTCCTATGGTAAGGAATCACCGGAAGTACAGGCGGGTGAATTTCTGGCACATATGGCGGAGAAACAGCCGAATAAATTCGTGGCGGCATGGGAGCGTGTTGTTGCCCTGGTCAAAGGGGTACTGCGTCGTACGGGGTTACTGAAGCCGACGGAACTGAACGATATCAGACTTGTTCGCGAGACCATCCGTACGTTAGGCCAGCGTGTGCGGGAAGGTTACACGCCGCGTGAGGATGGCGCGGGCGCATCGTCTCAGTACTCCCGTAGTGGTAAACGTGATCCGTTCAAAGTGCCGGAAGGTGAGGGCGAGCGTTATCGTGATGACCTTGCCAGAATGATGAAATCTCTGCGCACCACAGATTTAACGGTAAACATCGGGCGTACGCCGCCGGTATTGCGTCACCTTGGTGCACCGGATTTGCCGCTGGTTATTTCCCGCGATACTGTGCGGAAGGCCACCAATGGTGTGAAACATGTGGTGCCGATGGATGTTATCGAGAGACTACCGGAACTGATGCACGATCCGGATGCAATTTACCGCTCAGCGACAGAAAGAAATGCGGTTGTGATGCTGCTTGATGCCGTGGATAAAAATGGTGATCCGGTGGTGTCAGCGGTACACATGAAGGCTGTCCGGTCGCGTCTGGAAATCAACAAGGTAGCTTCTGTTTACGGTACAGAAAATGGAAAAAAACTGAAGAGTATGGAAATGACCGGGTTAACGTTGTACCGGAGAGAAAAATTAAGCCGCGATAACCTTCTGCACAGAGGGCTCCAATTGCCCAAAGGGGAACATTCTTATCGCGGCTCTGCGGATAAAATACTCTATCCTGAAGATATTCGCAAGGGGCCGTATTACTCCCGTACCAGCAGTCTGACACCGGAAGAGACAATTGCATCGCGTTTTGTGCGCCAGATGCAGGATAAATTCCAGGTGCTGAAAGCTGTTCAGGAGAATATCCGTAAAACTGGCGGCAAAGTGGACGACAGTAACAACGCTTATATGGCGGAAGAACTCTTCCACGGGAAGGCGGAAAACGACCTGAACGTGATGAAGGAGCGCTACGTTCAGCCACTGGCTAAATTACTGGCGGACTACAAAATTGCGCAGGCCGATCTGGATGAGTACCTCTACGCCCGTCACGCGCCGGAACGTAACGCGCATATCGCGAAAATCAACCCGAAAATGCCGGACGGCGGTTCGGGGATGACCAACGCGGAAGCGGCGGAAATCATGCAGCGTGTGCGTAACAGCGGCAAACAGGCACAGTATGACCGTCTGGCAGGGATTGTTGACGATATGCTGGCCCGTCGCCGTGAGCTTATCCGTGAAGCCGGACTGGAAGAGAGCGGTGTTGTGGATGCCTGGCAGAAAGCTTACCGTTACTACGTTCCCCTGAAAGGTCAGGATGTTGACGGTGTGGTGTCACTTCCCCGTACAGGTAAGGGCTTCACCATCGGCGGACGTGAAAGCAGGCAGGCCATGGGGCGTGCATCCCGTGCACAGTCTCCGTCCACTCAGGCGATACAGGACCTGAGCGAATCGCTGATCCGCCATCGCAAAAACGAAGTGGGTAACGCCTTCCTGAAACTGGTGCAGGATAATCCCGACAAGGATTACTGGCAGGTATTCACCGATGACAGACCGGATACCATGCGGACGATTGCAGAGCGCAAGGACCAGGAAACTGGTGAAACCATTCGCGAAGTTGTCGAACGCCCTGTACCGATGGCAATGATGGCAGACCGGTACTTCACCACCAAAAAGAACGGCAAAACGTACTACATCAAACTCCATGATCCGCGCCTGATGCGTGCGATGAAGAATATGGGACCGGAAACCAGCAATGCCTTTGTTCGTACGCTGGGGAAAGTTAACCGCTTCCTGGCAACGGTGAACACGTCGTATAACCCGGAATTCCTGGTCAGTAACTTCATCCGTGACGTGCAGACGGCGGTGATGAACCTGAAGGCGGAGCAGGGAAGGAGCGACGGTAAACTGAAAGGGCTGGATAACTTATCCGCCCTGGCTGTGGTGAAAGACAGCCGTTCTGCCATGTCAGCCGTATACGCCAGTCTGCGTGGTAAAACCCTCACGGGAAAAGGTGCACAGTGGCAGAAGGTGTGGAAAGAGTTTGTTGAGGACGGAGGTAAAACCGGCTGGTTTAACATGGGTGACCTTGAAGGCCAGCAGAAGGAAATGGATCGCCTTGTATCGCTGGCGAAGGGAGGATGGAAAGGCCAGAGTATCGGTGCATGGAATTCGTTCCTTAACCTTGTCGAGGATGCCAACGGGGCGGTTGAAAACGCTCTGCGTCTTTCTGCCTATAAACACGCCCGTGATGCCGGTTTGTCACGCCAGCAGGCGGCGTCTCTTGCCAAAAACATGACGGTGAACTTTAACCGTCGTGGTGAGCAGGGAGCGCTGATGAACTCGCTGTACATGTTCGCCAACGCCAGCATTCAGGGGACCGCAAACCTGGTGAGAACGCTCGGACATCTTAATGGCGACGGGCCGTTACTGGAGCGCCTTCGCTGGAAGAATCTCAATGTACCGCAGAAAATCGCGCTTGCAGCTGTGGGAGCGGGTTATCTGCTTGGCTCGCTTAACCGCAGTGTTGCGGGGGAGGATGATGACGGGGTTAACTGGTATGACAAGGTGCCGTCTCATGTGAAAGAGCGTAACCTCGTCATTATGAAATCGGTGTTCGGGGGCAAGGCCGGAGAGTACTGGAGTATTCCTCTGCCTTACGGGTACAACGTTTTCTTCCTGCTTGGTCACACAGCCGAAGGGGTGGCAGCGGGCGACCTGACCGCTTCACGTGCTGCCGGTAATGTTGTTGGTGGTGTGCTTGGGGCATTCAGTCCTGTGGGCAGTGAGACGTCGGAAACACTGTCCGGGGCATTGCTGAAAAATGCAGCGCCGACCATTCTGCGTCCGTTTGCGAACCTTGCCATGAATGAAAACTTCATGGGGGCGCAGATTTACCAGGAGAACATGCCGTTTGGTACACCAAAACCTGACAGCCAGCTGGGAAGACGTTCAACGCCAGAAGCGTACAAGGCGTTTGCATCCTGGCTGAATGCGTTCTCTGGTGGCAGCCAGTACCGTCCCGGCGCGGTGGATATCACACCGGAATCGCTGAAATACTGGGTGGACTATATCTCCGGAGGGACAGGGCGCTTCATTTCCAAAACCACGGATGCGGCGGTGAAATCGCTGAATGGTATTGATATACCGGAGCAGCAGGTGCCCTTCCTGGGGAAAATTTCAGGTGAGGTGATGCCGTATGCAGACCAGCAGAAGATGTACGACCGGATGACAGAGATTGCGCAGTATCACGCAGAGCTGAAGAGTCTGACCGGTGCAGAAAGAACGGCGTTCATTGACGAGAACAACGGAAAATTGTCGATGAACGGGCTTATGCAGGATACCCGGAAGAGACTGAAGGATTTGCGTAAACAGCGTGATGCCATTTACGCCGACAGTACTCTCAGTCTGGCGCAACAGTCGGCGATGGTGAAATCGGTAGAGCGGGATATGAAAATTGCCGTGGATCGGTTTAACCGCGAGTACAACAAAAAAGTGGGAGTGGATTAACAGAAATGGCCCCGTACGGAAGTGCGGGGCTGATTAAGAAATAAACACTCATTGACCTGTAATAACCGGAGCTATTAACATATAGTCAGAAGAGCATTTCATGTGATACAGAGAGCCGATTTATGTTTAATGAAGAAAAAGTTGCGCAAATGGCAGCGTATTTGCTGAAAAAGCATGGCGGATCTATGCGTTTCATTAAGCTGAAGCAGCAACGGTAATGGCGAATAGCATTTATGAGCAAAATAATCTTGATATGTTATTAGGCGATCTGATGTAACCGGGATGATGTTCACCCCTTATCGCCGGGGAACAATACCGGCAATCAGAATTGCGGATGGAACTATTCAGGCCCACGATGATATCGATGAGGAGTTTTTTCAGCCAGTATTGGATGGCTTTCTTATATCCAAATATACGCCATTTGACATCCTCCACGCCCTGAAGGACGGGGTTTTACAGCGCACCGGATAAGATTCGGTGTTTTGTTGAAAAATACTGTGATAACAAACAGAAAACCCGTCAGTAAGACGGGCTTAGCAAGCTGGGACGGTTACTTTAATAATTTCAGTGCCTTTACATCCACTTCAACACTGCTCAGGTCTTTATCAATTTCACCCTCAATTCTTACTTTGTCTTTCGGAGAAACATTCTGACCGGCCCATATGCTGTCATCGATATCCGTGACAATTGTCCCGCTATTGTCACGAAACTCATAACGTTCATCACCCACTTTTTTAACGATGCTCCCTTCAAGGATAACCCATGCATCATCCTTCAGTTCTTTTGCCTGCGCTACTGTTGAACGCTCTGCTTCAGGCCCTTGGAAACCGCCCTGCTGTGCAAAAGCGCCAAAAGACACACCAGAAATAAGTGCTGCAATCAATACCTTTTTCATTCATAGTCCTCTTTCAGAGATGAACATTCAAACAGCATTTTCAGTATGGTAAAGCGCGGGTGCGTTGAGGATGCCTGACACATCAGAGGTGGCGGGAGATTACTCCCCCGCCTGGTCTCTTACTTCTCAGATTCGTAGTCTACGAAGACAGCGACCTCCGTCTGACCGGTTCGGATTCGCACCTCGCAGAGGTCTTTCCTCGTTACCAGTGCCGTCACTATGACGGTTAAACAGATGACGATCAGGGCGATTAACATCGCCTTTTGCTGCTTCATAGCCTGCTTCTCCTTGCCTTTCGGCACGTAAGAGGCTAACCTACATGTGTTCAGCATGGATTGAGCCTCAGATTAATGTTAAGCGTCTTGCCGGACGCGTAATGTTAACTGGGGCTTTTCTCTATCTGCCGTTGGTGTTCATGCCCGAGGCAGATAGCCTCAAGCACCCGCAGCAATTCTACTTAACTCTCCTTTTCCCGCAAACCGTTTTTATCTCCAGCGACAAATCGAATACACAACCAGCACCACCGCCATTACTGTTCCTACATTTGCGAATGCTTCAGGCCAGGTCATTGATTCACCTTCTGCTCAATATTTTTAAGGTCATTTTCCGCATACAGTATTGCAGTTCTTGCTGCCCGCAACCGTGCTTTGGTGTTCTTTTCTTCACGCTCGAGGCTGGCAACAGATTCTCGGAGCTGATCGTGTCTGTTATGAAGCTGTCTAATCTCTCTCACCACAGCCTCACCATCGTTCGCACACCGCAGAACATACTGAAAAGGGTCCACAACACATCCGCACTGCAAGCACAGGATAACGTGATCCTGTTCATGAACCTCAATGGCCCGATGCTTACAGCTCTGTTGTGTGTAGTTTTTTCTGCCAGTTACTGTAATGTTCAGCAGCTTCTCTTCATCGCGCTTTGGCTGCACCAGTGTGATGATATTATCGCCTTCATTTTCCATCAGTTCACCTCCTGCGGCGGTTCTGGTAGCGGCATCCAGTGGGTTACTCCATGCCATATACCAGTTAAGGTTTCAAACCTTGGCTCTCTGCCTTTCTGTGTCTTGGCATATTCATTCCTTGTATATACGCATTGTCTAACTGCATATTCATTCCATCCAATAACTGTTTGTCTAATTTCTGGCATTCGCTCACTACAGCTTATCCAACCATCCGGAATTACCGGAGAGTTGCCAGCCTCATACGCCACACGCATCCAGTGCATAAGCGTTTCAGTGCTCACACATCCGCAATCAACGTCTATTTTTTCTTTTTGTTCTGACAACCATTCCTGGAATGACAGCTTGGCAGTCTGGCTTGCTGGCTCAATTCGTGGCAGGCCGATATATAGCGGTACATTTCCCGGATCCATCGAATTGTCGGGACTAATAAACGTGTTACAACCATATTTAACGAGCTCAATTCCCGCGGTGTCGATAGTGGCGAATGGTTCAGCGGTCAATGCAGTCAACGCAATTTCATAAGCACGGCGCTCAATATTGTCCCGCACCCCCAGACTGCTGATATGTTCTTTAATTTCTTTAATTAGCTCTTTGTCGGTAATAGTGGTCATAGCTATTTCACCTTAATCTCAACATTTCGCAGCTTTAGCTCTACTGGCAGGTCTGACTTTCCGGTTAATGCTAATGCGAGATTTTCTGGAGTAATGAGAGCAGTTATTGTTTTCCCCATCGCCAGACGAATAATCATTCGTATCTCGCGATCGTCACATGCTCCCGGTCGAACAATTGAGATTTGTCCGTTCATCTCACTCTCCTTTGATGCGAATGCCAGCGGTACTCATTCTCCTGATTTCCCAGAGCACACGAGGAATACCACCGTTTCCGACCGGATCGCGTTTACTCCGCAGGGCGACGCTTGATTCCGCCCAGCTTTTTCTTGGAGGAAGCTCTTTCACACGAACAAAACCAGCTGCGCGAAGAGATGCTCCTGATTCATCTGCCTGGGTGTACGTAATACAACGTTGATAACCCATAGCTTTTGCTGCCCGCCAGACAGCACCATAAAGCGCGCTGTTAGCGTTGCGTTCTCCTGTGGTACATGTGCGATTTACTTCAAGCGTTAATCCATCGTCCAAATGTCGTGCAACAGGTCGACCAGCTGTCGCCACACCTATCAATTCTCCGGCATTATTTCTCAGACCAATGCTGAATTTATGCCCCACTGGTGGTTTATTGTGTCGGTGGTGCTGTGCGATAAATTCCTGCGCCGCTTTCAGCGTTATAGGTGAAATGACCATCACTCAGACTCCTCCTTGATGCCAGCGGCGCTTGCTGATTCTTCATATGCGCGTTTAGCAGCGTTAAGGATTGCTGCCAGTGGCGTATAGCCGCCATCCATTCGGATTGTGTTGTGGATGCCAGCCATTGTGTCGCGCAATTTGCTGTGGCTAGCAGACAGTTCTGCTATGCGCTTACTTCCATCCGCGATTACTCCCTCGTAATACTCGCGTTGCTCGTTGAGTTTTGATTTTGCTTCCTCAAGCTCAACACGCAGTTTCCCTACCGTTAGCGCAATATCCTCGTTCTCCTGGTCGCGGCGTTTGATGTATTGCTGGTTTCTTTCCAGCTCATCCAGCAGCGCCAAGACGGTAGCCGGATTGGCTGCGGCGATGAATTCAGCATTGGCCTGCTGTTCCATTTGGAAATCTTCATCGAAACCGCTTTCAGGATGCGCTCCTTCAATTCTGCAAATGGGAATATATCCAGCAGCCTCGCGATGAATTAGTGCATCATCACCATCAAATCGGCTCTCTCCATATTCGAGAGACCACTCACCACACGTTGCTTTTTCTGCCTTTTCACGCAGTACCTGATAGTCAATCTTGCTCACTGGTTTCCTCCTTTGCGAATCTGTTCCGCCCATTCTTCAAGGGATTTCTCCGCATATTCACCAGACAGGCCATCAATCGGATGCGCTTCATTAGCCAACTCTTCTTTCGCTGACAAAATCATGCGTGTAACGTCGAAAACTTCACGCAAAGACTTATTGATAAATCCGTGATTGAAAGCAGCAGCAAGACGGCTTGCGGTATAGTTAATACCCTCGTTGCGAGCCGCCGCACGAATTTCAGCCAGGAAAGCGTCGGTGGCTGGGGTTTCCGTGAAGTTGTCCTCCCAACCGTAGTACTCCTGACGACAGAAGTTATTAAATTCCTTCTCCGACTGTTTAAGCTCCGCATTCTCTGCCGCCAGCACCGAAAACTTCTCGTGTGCCAACTTAACAGCCGCATCAGCCTGCTTAATTGACTCAATCGCTTTCTGTTGGTCTTCGGCCAGCTCCGCTAAATTAGCCTCCAGTTCGGCTATGCGTTCGTTTAATGCATCTCGTTCATCCAGTAGCGCCAGCACAACCTGAGGTGTGACTTTCATACGAAATGCCAGCAATTTTTGAGGCGTTGCTACTGTTTCAATTGCTACTGCCGCCTCACGCAGTGCCTGATAGTCAATTTTGCTCACTGGTTGCCTCCTTTGCGCAACATCGCATTCAGATATTTGTTGTCATTAACAGAACCGAAACTCTTTCTCTTAAGCAATTCCTCTCTCGAGGGCATTGGCTTTACGCGTTGGCGAATAATCATTTCTGCCGGAAGAATGCCGGGATTGTATGCAAGTCCTCTCATGGTAAATTCCTCAGTCATTACTGATAGCGCCATAGCGTGAGCGGTAATTACGCAGGCGCGGGTCGATATATTCAGGGAATTTGTCTATTGTCGCTTTTCGCAACGGTCTCATTGCTGTTTCGTTTGTTCGGTCCTTCTCCTGTTTTAGCGCGAGTTGTATATCGCGTCGGTACATCCGTTCTGCTTTTGTTTCTGGTGTCAGAGCAAGAAACGCGTCGAAATTGTTTTTGATATTTTCCAGCACCTCCGCCTTGGAGCTACCGGAGCAGTTGCGCGGGTCATCCGCACCATACAGAGGCGCTGGCATAATGGGAGCCTTATTTTCAGTAATCAGAAAGGAGGGTAATCGTTCTGGCTGTAACCATAATCATCTGCATGATTATGGCTTACGTTTTTAGAGCGATTGTCTTTATCTTTGAGGCTGGCAACCATGTTGGCGATAGTTTCTGGTTGCTTGCCTTCTGCCTTTTCTTTAAGGGTTTGACCTGTTTGTGCAATAAACGGGATGCGTATTTCCATCTGGTAGCTGTCTGCGCCAGTCTTTTTGTTTGTGGTTAATACTTTCTGGAGCACTAACCCGATTTTCTTTCCATGAAATTCAGGTGCAACAAATTTACTGGCGGAAACCATATGTTGCGTTAATTGTCCAATCCCGGCACACCCCATCATGGCGTGAACGACATTTGCGCCAAATTTGTTTTCCGTGCCGTCATTTTTCTGAACACAGACGCTAAGATACTGGATTTTACGTCCGTCGTCGGATTCTCCAGAAAACTCAATAAATTTGGCTCCTTTTTCTGATTGCTTGAGTTCTGCTTCAGTAATGGTAATTATGTGAGCGCCAGTTTCGTTAATAAAACCACCTTGCCCTGCGGTCAGTGCTGCTTCTTCGTTATAAGTAAAAATTACGTTGCTCATGCGGCGTTTTCCTTAATTTGATGAACATTATTGATGCCGTAGTAATCACAAACAGTGGCATCGACGAAAGAGAGATCGTTATCAATCTCATTGGAATCAAACATTCCCATTGGGGATTTAACAGTGTCTGCACCGTTGTTTTTCGTGGTGAAAAAGAACTGGTCATCGCGGGTAAGAGTGCGAAGAACTATAGTAAACATGCCTTCGACAGTGATTTTCTCGTCCAGCATTTTGCCGATAGTCTTCATTTTCACGCGCCCCATAGGGGTTTCTTCGGTGTGCGCAAGAAAATAGACTCTCAGGTCATCAGGCGCATCCTGTGCAGCCTTAATGACCTCCCATGCGTGGCGGCCTATCTCAGTAAATTTATCAAACGATTTTTCTTCTGAGCGGCGCATAAACTCATTGCTCATCACATACTGGAAGTCATCAACAATAACGATTCTTTTTCCGTATTCGTGAGCACGCTTAATTACAGCAACTATTACGTCCCATTTGTCAGTGGTAACTACGGTTCCTTTTTTTGCTCTGGCATCCCATGCAAGCCAGTTTTTTGATTTAAATGGTAGCGGCTTGCCTATTGGTTTTATAAGTATTGCTTCCTCTGGATTGATATTTCTCATGCTGGTTGATTTTCCGGTGCCAGACTCACCGAGTATTAATATCGCAGTTCCCATAATTCACCTCAGAATGGTAATTCGGACGGGGAGGAAAGAAATTCGCGCTCATTCATGCGCTCTCTTTGTGCCTGCCATAAGCAAAGTTGTTTCTTTGATTTATCTCCCGCTTTACGCCAGTAACGAGCCTCAGCAATGTGATACTCTCTTTTTAATCGACTTAACTCTGGGGTTTTCGCCAGTTCTACCGGAATCATTTTGACCTCCATTTTCTGTAGGCTTCTACGGCTTCACGAAACATCTTTTCATCGCCAATAAAAGTGGCGATAGTGAATTTAGTCTGGATAGCCATAAGTGTTTTATCCATTTTTTGGAACTCCTGGCTGATTAAGTATGTCGATAAGGCGTTTCCATCCGTCACGTAATTTACGGGTGATTCGCTCAAGTAAAGATTCGGAAGGGCAGCCAGCAACAGGCCACCCTGCAATGGCATATTGCATGGTGTGCTCCTTATTTATACATAACGAAAAACGCCTCGAGTGAAGCGTTATTGGTATGCATATAAAAAGGCCCTCACACTGGAGGGCAAAGAAGATTTCCAATAATCAGAACAAGTCGGCTCCTGTTTAGTTACGAGCGACATTGCTCCGTGTATTCACTCGCTGGAATGAATACACAGTGCTTATTCGTACTAATAAAATACCCAATTTTCTGTTTCTTGGTTGTGTCCAAAGTTATATTCAATATCTGGTATTGATGTATCAATATTCTTCATCCCATCAACAAGAGTTGATACAACAGCCAAATCTTGTTTGATTCTCATTAAATGGTATTTCTTCCGGCGCAATAAACTTTCAATGGCAAGTTTCTTCGTTGGGAATGCAAAAGATCTTTCTGCATTTTTTGCTACTTTCTTAATTGCATATCTATTTCTCCTTTGTTTCCATTCCTGTAACCACTGATTTGGTGCTGGTTTAAAATTAACAATCCAATGCGCAGGAACCAACCATGCATAATGCTCTGTCTGATGAAAAGCTATATATTGAAGTGCGAATATTTTGATTCCATCTTCTTCAACTGTCGCCTGGAATCTCCAGAAAACAGGCATTCCATCATGTTCAGTTTCTGATTCAGGAAAAGGTACGCTCCATGATTTTGTCATATCTCACCTCAAATAATTCAGTGCAGTGTTTATTCTCTTGTTTATGCCAAAAATAAAGGCCGACTATGCGGCCTCGGAAGGAAGTCCAATCATCTTATTCAAATCTTCTACCCGTAAAGCAGGAAGTGCTGTACTTGCTTTATCTGCTTCTTTTGGTAGCAATTCTTTGCTTTTAGGCCAAACTTCAATAAGTCGCTTAACTGTTGTGACTGAGTTCAAAGCAGCCCATACATTTGATTCGATATCCTTTTTCTTGGCTTCAAGTTTTTGTTGCAATGCGCAGATTTCATCAAACCTTTTTGTTATTTCGTGTTCTGCGTCAAACATGCATTTATCTTTTTCTGGGGTGGGGAGCAATATATCTTTGCCGTTGCCGTCTTTCCCATATGAATGCCATCCAACCCTTCTGCCAGATACAGTCAGATAAATTGAAGTAGAACTAACATCGTATGAGTAAAATGAACATCCCATCTTTCCAAGTTCTTCACTTATAGCTACCAACTTGGATGATAACTGATCCACTTCCTCAGTTTTCTTTTTACCGCCAAACGCAATAACTCTGGCGTCAAGTGCAAGCTGGTTCTTTAACTTTGTTACTTCTTCAAGTTCAGTGAACACCCCGGACTTAATTAAAGCGTTACGAGCGATTTCCTCTTTCATTCTCGTAGTTAAGCGGATTGATGACATATTAATTCCTCTCAAATAAGTGGTTTGCTGCCTAATTTCATTTTCTGGCGACCAACACAAGTCACACCCATTTCACTGCGTGGCTTGCGGTAGTAAATACGGTTCTGTTTACGCTCGACCTCTTCTGACTTTGACTTCTTGCAGCGAAGGCTTCCGAGTGATATTGCTTTTTCAGAAAGGCTTAAACGCTTTCTCGGGGCTTCCTGAACAGCTTCCTCACTGTCTGTGCCGAAGATCGAATCGATGATGTTGCAGATGGAATCACGCTCGATAGCCAGCTTTCTGCGCCGCTCATGACGGCGAGTTTTGGCATTTCCTGCGAATGTTGATTTCCCGTACACGATTACCGTCATGATATTTTCCTCATGTGAAATGGCTTTGGTGGTGATGCGCCAGATGCTGATCTTCTGGTTGCTGTCGTTGCTGCTGCAATTCACATCACCGCCAAACCCATCTCGTTTGGTATCTGTTTGCGCTTTGTCAGCGCCACATCGAAGTTAAAGAGCCTGCCAATCTGTTCCGTTTGGCTACCAGCGTCCTGCTGATGGCTTAAAGATAACCCAGGTTATAGGTGTGGTCAATAACTTAATTTATAATTCATGGTAAATAAGTTATAAATAATGGATAACAAAGGTATTTTATTTTTGTAAATGTTGAGGATGAAGGTGATGGGGCAGGGATCATAACTGCATGGTTTAGCGAGTTACATCAATAAATACAATTGGTTATGTTTTTTAGGTGGGGGGATCGTAAGGCAAAGAAAACCCGGCTCGGTGGCCGGGTTTGAGATTTAGTTATTTTCAGCAGCTCGGATAAGAGCGGAAGTGCTGACGAACATGTTCGAGCTCACCGAAACGTATGCGGCAGTAACTGCGCACATAAACCGGCTTGTCGTGTTCGTAGATGAAGTCATCGCGATTAACATCGTGAGCCATAGCTTTTCTCCTGTTTTTGTATACAGCCTGTTTACCCGAACAGGTTGTAGTTTGTTGGGAGAACCGCTATCCTTGGCTTGCGGTTGCCAAGGGTGTAGCGGTAGGTAATCCTCCATACACTTCGGAAATACTGGATATATTTCCGACCCAAAAAGCCCCGTTCCCTCGGGGCTTTATTCTTTTGTTCCGCCATCAATCATCGCAAAAGATTCCACAATCAGACTGATACGCTTGGCTTCATCTTTTGTCAGGTCGCGAGGCAGGTTGCCAATGGTGACGATAAGATCTCCGCGCAATGGAATCGGCAGTTCAAATGTTTTTACACCAACCTGTACGTCAGCTACCGCCTTCTTCTTAGGTGCCATCTTTTTACGCTCCTTTTTTTTATTTACATCACCAACTGACACATTAATCTCACCATTCTGGTAGGAGATAAATTTATCAATAGCACTTTGCATCCGGCTTTTGTATGCCTGCAAAGATGATTCAGAGGGTTTGCTTTCTGCTGAGTCTGCGTACGAACTTGCTAAGTTGGCAACGCTATAATCACGGATATCGGCATCGGTGAAATCCGACCCAAGAACAGTAAGAAGGCGCAGGGAAGAGTCACGGAGATTGCGGGCTGTAGCATCATTGACGATACCAAGCTCAGGAAGCATCTGTAAGAAGTCCTGAAATGCTTTGATGGTGTAGCTTTTGGTTTGCATAAAAAAGCCTCATACAGTTGATGAGGCAATACTAATTTGATCGTCAAAACAAATCAAGACCCAAGAAACGATCGTTGATTCCTTTCTTTGTGACAATACAGTCAAATCAAGTTTTACAAGGATTACTTTTCTTCGATTACATTAAAAGCCGCACTTCTGCGACCATCCATCACCCAAATGTCTCTTCACTCATCCGAAGAAGCAGCAATCCGGGTCAGCACGCACAAGCTCAAGCGCATCAGTCAGCGAAAGTTCAGTACTGTACTGATGCCATTTCATATCCTTCCGCATCCAATAGATTTTCCATCTATCCAGAGAACGTATGTACTTGATTCTTGCTGATGGCAGGATGTTTGTTTCACCTGGGTTGCCCTGCCACACGGGGCGCTGTTCGCCGATATCTATCGTTTGGTCATTGATGCTATAAACAATATCCAGTTCATTGCGGATATGTTCAGGCGGCCTTATGCTTTCAATGAATTGGTGAACTTCTTTTTTGACCGCTTGATATTCAAGGTCAGTGAACGCCATCTATCCTCCTCACCCAAACGTTTCTTCAGGCCACTGGTTACCAGCTATGTGATGACCAGAATACTCTGCCAATAATCCTTACTGTTTCATGAAACTCATCTCTATCCATTACTTCATCAGGGTACTCTTCGCGATTTATTGATCTGATTATCACGGATGTAGGTGTGGCTATTAATGTCTTTACTCTTAGTAAATCAGATTGACAAATAGCGTAGGTTTTACCATCTCTGATGGTGGTGTCTTGCGTGTTGACTCCAACAACATCACCATCGTGAAGGGTTGGCTCCATGCTTTGGCCTATCACCCTAACCAGCTTGGCAGAGCTTTCAGATACCCCCATCTTTTTCAGATAGTACTTTCTGAAAACCAAAGAGAACTCAGATGATTCCTCTAACTCACAGCTACCACTCCCGGCGGAAAGAGAAACATTAAGAAGAGGCAATGCGACAAACTCGTCATCGTTTCTTTTTATGTCTTCCCATACCACCGCTTTTAAAGATGACTCACGCACATTCGATGGCTCTTCATGTGCACCATCCCTCATTTCACCAATACCTGAGCTAAGCCATTCAGGGCGTACTTTTAAAGCATTGGCTAATTCAACCATCTTGCGAGATCCGTTTGTTTTACCGGATGACATCTTCTGTATGGCTGGCTGAGATATTCCAACCATGTCAGCAAGCTGTGATTGTGACACCCCTGCTGAGCTCATGGCTGCATTTAGTCTTTCTGCGAATGTTTTCATACCCACAAATCTATAACTACGGTTATCCAAAGTAAAATAACAAAGGTTATTGCTATTTTTTATAACTTGAGTTATCTTTGGTTATAAGTAATGTCCACAAGAGGTATGCTCATGAATTTAGTAATTCAACGAGCCTTGAAAATTGTCGGTAGCCAAAAGCGCCTTGCCGACAAGTGTGGTGTAACGCAGCCAGCAGTACATAAATGGCTGAAAGGCGGGTTGGTCTCTCCAGAGAAAGTTACCGCCATTGTTAACGCCACTGGAGGGCAGATCAAGGCTTACGAAATCCGCCCAGATTTACCACACCTGTTTCCAAAACCGAATCAGGCAGCATAAGTAACACCGCTCTTTATCAATCTGCACCGCCGACAACGCGGTAACTAATTAATCACTCATCGAAAGATGAGTATTAGTGATTATTTACCTATGGAAATAGTAAGAAATGGAACAAACAAGTTACAGCAAACTATCCCAGCGTGACGTTGATCGCGCAGAAACAGATTTACTCATCAACCTGTCAACGCTTACCCAGCGCGGTCTGGCAAAGATGATTGGCTGTCATGAATCGAAGATAAGCAGAACGGACTGGAGATTTATTGCTTCGGTCTTGTGTGCTTTCGGAATGGCATCAGACATCAGTCCGATTAGCAGGGCTTTTAAGTATGCGCTTGATGGACTCACCAATAAAAAACGCCCGGCGGCAACCGAGCGTTCTGATCAAATACAAATGGAATTTTAACAACATCCAACGAGGTAATTATATGCGAAAAACGCAGGAAAATAAACGCGTTAATCACCGAAAAGATGTGCTACGTGACCAGTTTTATCAGGGGGTTAATCCAGCAATAGCTGTGCCACTGAGAGAAATACTTAACAGGTACAAAACTTCGGAGAAGTCAAAATGAGCATGAATCTTATGGCTAAGGCCATGAATATAAAGGTTGGCAACCCACTGAGAAAACTGGTTCTGATTAAACTTGCCGATAACGCCAATGATAATGGCGAATGCTGGCCTTCATATCAACATGTCGCTGACCAGTGTGAGGTGAGCAGATCGACAGTAAAAAGTCACATTAGGGCACTGGAAGAGATGGGGCTTTTGAAAAGGGAATTCAGAAGAAAAGGAGAGCTTAACCAGTCAAACGTTTTTTATCTGACG